GTTTCGGTAACGAACTTAGATTGTCCGTTAATTGCACCGACGAACTTTCTTACATACCAGGTGAAATCCTTTTGGAAAACACCTTCACCAGAAACACAGAAATAATCGCACAAAGCGTTTAGTCTGCTCTTAGTAGTTACTGACTGCCAACCACCATCGTAGATAGTCATATCATTATCTGTCACGGTAGCAATCAGATTGCCGTGAAGATATACAGAGGAAGTGTTAGTTTCCTTGTCAATCGTTACCTCAGTGTTTTTCAGTTTCCAGTTGCGATTGCCCTGGACTGCATCACACATTTGGGATTCGATCTTACGCATGTTTGGTGAGTTAGTGAAGTGAAATGCGGTCGGGTCGTTGCCTTCCCTCCCATGTGGCCAATATAGGGCTAAACGGTGGGGAGATCAAGCAGGGTTGTGACAGTTTGCTCACTGGCACAATAGTTGTTGTAAAGAACCTCCTCTAATCTGTATGCTTCTAGTTCTCTCTCATCATCGTCAATCAGCCCTTGCTCATTTTGCACAACGTGGACAAGTTCGTGGAGCAAAGTTGTAATAAAACCCCTCTCATTCAAAGTATTACAAATCTGAATGAACTGCTCATCACCATTCACCTCGGTAAATCCTAGGGCATTTTCATCACTTAGGTTTGTGGCAAAAATTTCTACGTCGCTCGAAATCTCGTAGCTCTCGGTGAAGAACTCATAGACCTTGTGAGTGATATCGAAGAACTTGGAATCACCAGAAACAAATAACATTTTAGGAAAGCAGAATAACTTCGTAAGATGTAAAATTAGGATAGCACTTCTCTACCCATTTTGATAACTTGTTGTTCTGTGATTTGATCCCCTTTTGTGTTGTTGGACGTGTGGGCATCGTCTTCAAAAATGATGTAAACCCATCCGGTTCTGTGACTTGAATTGAATAAGTTGCGGTTGTTGTTTTCACAGATTGTTGATAGTGCGTTGAATAGAATCGTTTCGCTCTTTGATAATTTGAGTCATGTTGCTATCTAACAACTCAATCCCAAGATTAGCACCGAGGATAACAAACAAAGCAAGAAAAAAGATTCGCATGATGTTAATCAGTTGTCGAGAAATGCAGGGTCAATAATATCATCGTCAGTGCCAAACATTTCCTCGAAAAGATTCATGATCTCGCGATCTGTTTCTAATGCTATCTCACAAGGTGTCTTGACTTTGATGTTACCAAGTTCAGTCAATTGGTAGCAGGAAAGTGTTGACATGATTCTGCGATTGTGTCCGTAAAACATCATTTTCCGTGGAAGGCAAAGTGGGCATCAACAACAAAGGAGAAGAGGTTTGTTTTGTTCATGTGGCCAATATAGGGCCAAATGGGGTCAAAATCAAGCAGGCTTGTGACAGCCCGCCAACTGGTTTTTTATGCTTTACTTTCCTCCAAAAGTTCAGGATAATAATCTTCTACCTCTGTAATAAGTTCATCAACAGTATAATCATCCAAATTATTGTTCAGACTATCATATACAAATTGATACATGGATTTATGATCCATTCCATCAATAATTGACTCAATATATGCCTCTTGAAGTTGATCGCGGTCGATGATGTTTTCTTTAGTCATGATCATTTTGTGGGGAAGTTTTTGCAGACGGAATCACACAGAACACGGATTAAATCTTCCATGTCATCTTCGCTGATGTTATTGTTGCAGGCAAACTCTTCAACAATTCCATCAATGTCCCACATGAGTTGTTCACGTTGAGACAACATTTCAAGTTGGTCAATCATTTTGGTTTGGAGATAAGATTTGATAAGTGACATAAACTCAGCAACATGCGGGCATGTATTGTTGTGGTTCAGTCAAGAAATCTGTCACCTGATAGCCATGAATGTCGAGACGAGAATTACATGCTTCAATCATCTCTTTCTTAGAAAAAAGACGCATCGATTGAGTGTCACCTTTGAACTTCAAAGTGTAGACAAACTTATCAGTCAGGATGGCATGAGGGCGAAACTCAACAACCATAGAATGACGCTTTGAAGTGAGTTGCATGTGGTGAAATCTCTCAACATGGCCAATATAGGGCTAGACGATGCCAAAATCAAGGGGTAGTGGACAGCCAGTCAACCGCCCACAATCGGGTTCACTCCTATTACTTTAGCCCTAGGATTGCGAGCGGTAGCTGTTACCTTCGCATCCTGATAGTTTGCTGCTTGTACTTCTTCGGTGAATACTTTGCCACCAACGTACAATTTAACTTCGTATTTCATGTCACCAAATCTCCGTAAAACGTTTGTGAGTTGCCTTGGTCATTCTACCTTCTGCCAACAGATTGTCGCAGACATTAACAAATACTTGAAACTTTTGTTCCCTTGTTAGTGTGTCTGCTCCCTCGCAATTCTTCATCACGTCGAGCATTTGTTTCTTGGATGTGATCATTTTAGAACGTAGCAGTAGTCGATAGAATTGATGCAGAATCCTGTGGCAGATGTAATCTCTTCTACAAGATCATCACCGTCTGATGCTTCCCACGTTGTGGACATTACATCATCAATAATCTCAGATTGCTCTGTTGGTGATAACTCAAAATTGTCATCTTCAAAGTCGATGTTAATCTCAGTGACACGAAATTGCATTGGTTTGTAGATAGAAAGTTTGCGAAGTTGTTTGTTAGTGTCAGAGAACATAATCAGAGATACAGGAACGAACCGTAAGGATCACAAATGTGGGGATTATCTACCAACTGAGTGATCAGATAGCGGACACCTTTTGCAGGTGCTTTGTATGATGCAGGTTTGTAACATTCGCCGGTATTCTTGTCAACGAACATCCAGCAGCTACGACCGTTCAAACGTCCATCACCACTTACAAGATAAGACCAAACTTTTAGATACTTTTGACCCTCAGTTACCTCCAGTTGAGTATAAACAGAATGACCAGATTCGATGGAATTAACTTTCCACTCATTATTGCACACTTCAACAAGTGCTTCAGTCAAGAATTCTGGTTTAGATTTTGTCATCGTAGAGAGAACAGAAAGCTCATCTTTGAGTTGCTCAAGAGTGACAGTCATGGTTGAATTGTTTTCCATGTGGCCAATATAGGGCTAGACGGGGCAGAAATCAAGCGATGGTGTCCAGCCCGTCAACTGGCACAGGAGAACTTGTTATTGTTAAAGTTTGCATGAGAGAATTGCTCTCGGTTGACTAACTTAAACATGCCGTAATCGTTGGTACGAACATAACCTTCACCGCCACACTGTTTGTTGCCGATGTATGCTTTAGGACCGTTATTACGGCAGAGATAAAGCATATCCTCCTTGATAGATTTGATGAGGAACCAGTAACTAATCAAACGAGAGTTGTCAAACGTTTCGGGCACAACTTCACGACCTTCACGAATACAACGATTAAGATCAATCTTAAGTTTCTCTGCCTCAAGTGGATCAGCAAATGTTACCAACTGAGCCATTTGACGAGCGAAACCAACAATCTCATCGAAATCTTCATCAATCTGCCATGCACTAGGTTTCACGAACTTACAAGACTCAGTATCATCGAAGTCGAAAGAATCTTCGATAACATATGCATCTTTCAGTTCACCATCAGTTGCATAGAAAGTATGCGGAGCGATGATGATATTTTGTTCGATTATTTCATCAAAGATGTAAGTAATCGTATTGGGGCAAAAAGTATCATCATCACCGTACCCAATAAAATCACCTTGAACAATCCCGTCGAAACTAGGAAGGCAATCAAAACAATGGTGTAATATATCAGCAACAACCCCAGAATGGTTCCGATCAATATCATCATGCGTTTCATTTATCTTGATGATTTTTTTGTTGAATACAGATTTTGTGCCGACAAAAAAGTTCTTTGTCTG